GCCTTGAGAAATTTCCTTATTACCTGTAGGATTCTTAACTGCATAAACTGGTGCATTTGTTCCTCCTACTCTTCCTGTTGCTTTCTTAGAAGCATATACAGGTGTGTTTTTATTAGCTGCCATATATTTATTTTTTAGTTGTTCCACCTTTTTTCTTAACTGTACCTCCAAACTGATTACCCTTAGAGTTACTTTTAACTTTGGAAGATTTTTTATCAGTTTTAGTTTTCATAAAGTAAGTTAATATATATAATATACAAAAAATTTTTAGTCATTCCAATAATCTTCTATACTATTCATTAGGTCAATCAAAATATTTTCATTGAGTGGATTTCTTAAGTACTCAACTACTTCAGATGGATTACGTCCTAACATAGTAGTAGAAGGAATATGGTATATCATACCGTCAGCTCTTGGTGCTAATATCTTAAAGAAACTAGCATCTTTTACAAGTGCTTTAAGTTTTAAGGTTTCCATGTCTAACTCAGCTGCTTTCAAGAATGATTCAGCTGCTCTTAGCTCATTTCTTTCAATACCTTCACCGTTGATATACATATCCATGTTTTCATACATGATGTCAATTGGTGTAGACTTCTTATACTGTGCACTGTGAGAATCAACAATCTTACATACATACATAAGTTTGTTAATGTTCTTACTATATAATTTGTCAAGTTCACTAAGTGCTTTGTTACGTAGTTTCTTAGTTTGTGTTCTTGTAGCAACACTATCAATTGTTTTATCTAAGTAAAACTTAGGAGGTCTAGCCATATTCTGTGCATCTTCCCAGCTCTTTGCTACAATAGAAAATGCTCCAGCTTCAATTGCTTTAAGTTTAATTAAATCAAATGGATCACCAGCTGGATTAAGATATACTGGATCATTACCACATCTTACAGTTATCTTTTCCCAAAACTCATCATTATCTGGTTTAAGTAACTTTACTTTTGTCCAGAAGTCTGCGTCATCAGGTTCAATATAATTAGAAGCTAATTCTCTTTCTAATTGTGATACAGTTTCTCTGATGTCTTTTATTATTGCAGCTTTTAATTCTGCATCTTTAATACTTTTAATCTCAGGAGCAAATTCATTAAGTCCTGTGACATATCTCTTTACTCCATTTCTTTCAACGCAAGCTAATTGCTCTTCTTGAAAAGTTCCAGGAAATAAAGCTAGATCATAAATTTGAAGACCCATGTTATCCACATCTGGATTAACAACAGGTTTAATTGAAACAGGCCCTGATAAGGATTGCCCATTTGATACCATTGTGTAACTCATAATTTGTTGGTTTTATTATTAAAAAAAAGAGAGAGCATCACTGATGACACTCTCTCCAATTGCTTTGTATTAGAATGATCCACCAGTGATTGGGTTTCTCATAACAATCTTAAGAACCTTAGTAGGGTCTTTAACCCAGATTGCAGGCATAGTTTGAGTCATGTAAACTCTATAACCATTGAACTGTCCAGAAGACTGGAATCCTTGAGATCTACCCATGTAGTCCATAGTACCATTTTGATACCACCACTTCAATTGATTATCCCACTGTAATTTCAACAAGTAGATATTATCATTAGTGTTATCTGTGATATCAAAGATAATGAATGAGTAAGAAGACAATGGATTACCATCAATGATAGGGTTTTCAATGTCATTAGTGTGAATGTTATCAAATGCTGGATTCAACACAAACTTCACGTTAGCCAAGAAAGGAATAACGTAGCTAGTATAAGCAAATCCAAAGTTTAAGTCCATTGCTCTACCAGAGATAGCTCCAATACCACCAGTTCCCTGAGCAGCATTGATAAACAATCCTGATGCAACAGCCTCACGCTTAATTGCCTCATTAACCATTCTCATTCCACCTATTCCTGTTTGTACAATAAGTTGTCTGTTTGGATCTGGACCTTGGAACTCCACACGACCAGCGTAGAAGTTATAAAGCTCAGAACGGAATAACTCAAGAGAGAAACTAGACTTGTTGTATACTCTTTTGAAAGAGCTGTCTAATTGCTTCCAAAGACCCACTGATAATCTAATATCATCTGGACCATCTTGACGTACTCTACCTCCATGACCCCACATTAAGTAAGTTTCAATGTCAGTAGCAATTTTAGTCAAGTGAGCAGCTTCCATAGAAGTTAAGAATGTACGTGATAAGTCACCATTAGCAACTGCACGCTTAACATAATCTTTACCCATCGTAGCAACCATATCCTCAATGTTAGAGATTGATGGATCCATAGATTTGTCAAAGTTACGCCAGATCTCAGTTACAGGAACTGTACCATCTGCATTCATACCTCCTTTAATCATCATGTCTGCTCTAGAAGAAATAGAGTAGTGAACATGAGCTTCTGCACCTCCTACGAAGTTATAGAACTCACGGAATCCAGACTTAGTTTGGATATCAGAGAATCTTTCACCATACTCACCTCTAGCAGAACCTTTACGGAAAATTTTAGTACCACTAGTCAAATACTTGTTATCCAAGAATTTGTAGTTGTCATTGTTTACCAACTGAACTGTGTAGATAAATCCATCACCAATAGGTAGGATATCTTCAGTAGGTAAAACATAAAGTTCACATCCGTTAAACTTGTCATAAGTGATGATATCACCATGTCCAAATTCACGTTTGTTTAACTTAATTTTGAATGTAGTTCCGTCAATACCTTTAGCAAGATTTGCAGGCTCAATATCCTCAACGATGTAAGGAAGATCTTGAGCAACTGGAGTTTGCCATTTGTACTCACCACGTACATTATCTACATTAATAATGTTTTTACCGCCAAAAGATGACATTTGATAAAGGGGCATTTCAACTTTTTGTGTCATTGCCCAAATATCAACAGGGCCTAAATCCATAGGCTCAGCATCTTTCAGCATGTTTACAAGGTGGTATGAATCTACGTGAGAAGACGCATTGTACTGCGTATCACGTAGGAATATACCATTGTTTAAAACTGGAGTTGCCATTTGCGATTTGTTTTTGTTTGTTAATTATTACTTATGTTTTTATTTATCTAATTATCTTCCGAAGAAGTTTTTCTTTGGTCTGTTTAATGTTCTTGATGTTGTTTGTCTAGTTGAAGGAGCATCGTCTTCATCCCTTACAGAAGATGATATCTTATTTGCTTCTTCAGTCTTCAACATTCTTACAGTTTTCTGAGTTGCCTCTTTCTCTGCAGTTTCTCTTAGTTTAGCTTTGTAACCATCTGAGTCTGCAAGTAACCATAAAGCTTCAGCTATAAGGTCATGACGTGGTTCAGTCCACTGGTACTTTTCTAATAAGTGTCCTAACAAGTTTGTCTGTCTTCCACTTATAGATGGGTAGTTAGGAGAAACTAATCCTGAGTACAACATGTTTTGGATTTTATTATCAATCTTTAATCCATTCAAGCTGTTTGTATCTAATGCTCTATATACATTTTCTTGATACAATCTAGCTTGCTCTTGTTGCTTAGCTTTAGCTTCTTGCTGCTGTTGCACCTTTTGTTGAATTATCTTCTCTTGCATTTGATCTAAACGTGGTTTAAATCTCATTGCTTTTGTTTGAAGATCTCCTCTATCTCTTAATGCTTCAATCTCTTCTTCAATCTCTTCAGGAGTACCATATTTAGTAACTTGAAGATATGCTCTTACAATATCCTCTTGTCCATCTTGAGATCTTGGATCTAAGTCTTTAATTTCTTGAGTAGCAGCTAATGCTCTAAACATTTCTTTTAAGTTGGTACCTCCGTTGGCTACATACTCATAAGCATGTTTAAGCTCGTTTGGTAAACTTTCATAGAAACTAGCAGGTACTTCTTCAAGAAGTCTGTCTTCTCTCTCTTTAAAGTTAGCTTCAAGTAACTCTTCCCAATCTGCTGCTGAATACTCATCTAGTTTCTTACCATCATCAAATGGAAACAGTAATCCCTTTTCTATAAGTTTATTAGCTGTTTCAATCATTACATCTTTTGATAATGATGGTCTTCCTCCAGGATTCTTTGGATTGTCATCAGAAAAAGATTCTTCAATAAGTTGATTTAAGTCCTCTAATGTAGGAACATCAACTTTTTTTGCAGGTTCATCACTAACACTATCTGCGTCTGCAGTTTGTGTATTAGTCATTGGTTTGTCAAGGAACGTAGTGTCAGTTGTAGCAGCTGAGAACACATTTGGCTTCTTTTCCTCTTCCTTAGAAGATTCAGGAATCATAATGCTCTCACTTCCTACACCTAACAAATCTTCCAAGTTGTCAAATTCAACTTCTTGGACATTTGTGTTTTCATTTGTTGGCATAATACTTTGGTTATTTTATGTGATTGACTTACTTATAATATACGCAAATTTAGCGACTTAACTTTCATATGTTTAATATATTATCATTATACATTTAAAATTTTTCTACTAAATAGCTATAACTATTTCTTTTTCTTATTTTTAGGTTTTTCAGTCCCTCCTATATCAAATCTGTTCTTATTTTCTCTTGCAATATCCATATCCATCTGTTTAAGATTCACTTGATTTTGCAATTTTTCTCTTTCTATATTTATCTTTTGACTGAACTGATTATTCTTGTTAACCTCTTTTTCTCTATCAAAGTTTATAGTTTGATTATACTCATCTGACTTTCTTATAACTTCCATTTGGTCAGCATAGTCAGACTGTAGGTTTTGGTTAACATCTTGCATAGCACCATATCCAGCAGATTTAATCTCAGCAACAAGAAGATCTTTTCTTCTATTCTTCTCAGCTTCAAGAGTTTCAAATTCTCTTTCTGAAGCTTTCTCTTGAGCAGCTGCTTGAAGATCCATTTCTTTCATCTTCTGCTGTTGAGCATACTCTTCTTGTTTAAGAGCTTTCTGTTTGTCTTCAATCTCTTTCAAGATGTTATTCAAGTGACCAATAGAGTCAGTCTGTAGAATGTTACCTAAGTCATAGATAGACGCACCTGATGTATTGTTAGATACAGCAAGTTGTTTCATCTGCTCAATAATATATCTGTGGTTAGCTTTTGTATTACAATACACGTTAATATCTCTTAGTAAAAGATCTGTACCGTTAATCTCAAAGTTTGTTCTCTCATCATTAGATGTAGTTACTTGCAACCTTATTGATGACTTATTAGAATGATAATATTGGGCAAGGTCTGTGCGCATCTGATGTACTCTAGGCATTAGGTGGTCTGAGTGTTGACTAAAGTATTGCTCAGTCTGCGCATAGGAACCCGCTACAGCTTGTTCTATACCAGTAGCTGTATTAGTTTGTCCTAATTGTTGACCTAGCCTCTGTGGCGTTACGCCAATGACTTCAAATGCTTGTTGTTTAAAGAAGTTAGCTAGTTGGATACGTGAGAGCATACGTTGTGTTTGCTCTAAGTTTAATACTTGGAAATGCTGGAAGTTTAATGCATTCTCAGTATTAGTAATTGAAGTATCTAATGGTAACATACCAAAGTCCTTCATTGCCACGTATGCCTTAGCTAAATTGTTTTTACCCCAGTCTTCTCCCATAGAGTGCTGTGGTAATGTATTCTGGTCTAGTAAGATTACTGTACCAATCTCATCCACTAAGATGTCTGCTATCTGGTTGTTAACTATGTTGTAAGCAATCTGGAACGGCTTCATTAAGTCAACAAGAGATATAGACCTTGTATTTCTATCTGAATATACTCTACCTTCTACAGGAAGTTTACATCCATATAATGTAGAATCACCTTTGAATTGAAACTTCATAGGTCTGATTCTATTTTGCATTACTCCTAGATATATAGGATTTATACCTCCAGGGTTTTGCATACCCCACCATGATGGCATGTTAGGACCTATCTTAACTCCTCCCCATACTTGGTTAATCCATATATAGTCAATATGTTCACCAAATACCAAGTTGTCTTTAGTTTTATTTTTAAAGAATGTAGTATCATACATTGGTTTATCTACAATAGAATAGAACTCATCTACTATAGATGTCATTACCTCACCTGTTTCATCTATCTTAGTCAGGTGTCCTACTTTACGCTGAGACTTCCAGTATGCAGTTGTTACACGTAACATATGTGCAGTACCCATATCATAGTAGTCTTCAGACTCACCCATGATCCAGTTAATGATATCACCTCCATTGTATACAAAGTTGTCATACATAGAAGTAAACTGACGATACTCTAATGAAGGTCTGTTTACGTTCCAGTCATGAGATCTTGTAGCATCATAGTATGTACCATCATTTTGATATCCTTGTATTGGATAACCCGCAGATCTAACAGGATAAATAGCCTCAATAGACTCTAATTGCTCTTGTGACATTACCCAACCATACTTATCTATGATATCAGATGCTGTTAACATTTCTATTTTACCTACCCAGTTACCTTGAGATATATATCTTACATCTGGTGATTTATGATAAAAAGTAAGTACAGGATTCCATAATTCAAGATCATAGTCATCCTCATACATTTTAAAATGCCAGAACTCTCTATCTGTAATAAGTACATCTTCAAAAGCTCTTTCTTCTAACTCATCCATCATGAATCTTTCTTCATCAACAATATGCTGCTTAGAAGCCCACTGCTCTGCCATACTAACATAACTCTTAGAGTAGAACTGTTGTATTTCAGGAAGTGATTTAATGCTTTCAGGGGACATCTTTTCTTTAACCTCTGGATCATTAGGATCAGCACCCATCTCAATCATTTTCATGGCCATCTTCTGCTCAGCCATTTTTACAAGAGCATCTTCAATGTCTGCTCTTTTGGATTCCATGATCTCATTGTAGGTATATTCATCTACTGCTCTAAAGCTTACTCGTGTGTTTCTTTTAGCAAACTCAGCAGTAAGTACCTTGATTACGCTAGGCACAATAGGATAAAACTTAAGTTCCATTGCACCTAAATCTTCTCTAGCTAGTGTATCTACAATATCCCTATACTCATTATCTTCTTCAATAAGATAATCTGTCTTATCTATAATACCTTTAGCCAGCTTATAGTTCTTCATTAATCTTCTAGCATTTCTACGGATATGCTTGAGTCCTTGCCACTCTAGCCAGTCCATATTCCATGCTGTCCAATCATCGTCTTTCTCTTTAGCTGGTAAAAACTGTAAGGGTTGAGTAATATTACCTAAACGATTATATTCAGCTCTTTTACCCTTTTTTAATTGAAGTGCATTTAAAATTTCCATCTATTTTAATCTTCTATATGGTATCCTAGGTAATTTGTTTTGCGTACTATTCCCTCGTGCCTTACCCATATGCCTGAAGGGGCTATTATTTAATTTATATAAATTTTCTGACTTTTGCAAGTTTTTAGTCCTCACATCATCAACACGTTTAGTAAATCCTCTATTAGATTGCTGTACTTTAGCAAAGGCAATCAAGGCAGCTAAGGATACTAATCTATCCACATTGACACCTGGTCTATACTGTTCCATTTCTACAAGTGCCATATAATCTGTTATTCTTTCTATACCATATGTTACAGAAAGTACAGTTCCATCAGTATCTGTTTCTTGATCTACTTCTTCACTAAGCCAGCCTATTAGATAACTTAATAAGTGAGTTTTAAATATAGTTCCTGTATTCTTCCAGCCATAATCTGAGTAAACAGTTTTGTTAGCTCCTAAGTCTTTTAAGAATACTATCTGGTTTTTAGGTACAAGATACTTTTGCTTTCTCTTCTCTATCATGTATTGAATAAATAGAGAGACGTTGTTTTCTACTATAGTCCATGCATTGTACCATTCTATAATAAGCTCTAGTTGTTCATGTGTTTTGGATATGTCATCATAACGACCACACCATGATGCAACTATCTTATCTCCTTCTGCTAGATTCTCAACTCCTTTGTCTGTTATCCTAGTAACTTCTGTAGGAGTCTTATATACATAAATAGAACAGAGTGATTCTGAGGTAGTTGTTTTACCTTCACCTACGGGGTCAATAGATGCATAATAGGTTCCCCACTTTGCATTATCAATTGGTCTCTCATATACTACAAGTACACCTCTTTTGTCCTCACGCTTCTTATCTACAGGAAATTCCATTATAGGAACTCTACGTGACATCTTTGCATTGATAGCTCCAGTAATAGATCTTTCTAGTTCCAAATGCTCATAAGGAAACTCTTTATCTTCTACACGTTTCTTTTGTGCTGCAACAAGTAAAAGAGGAAAGATAGAGTCATCACGAAAAGCAAATACTTCTTTAATATTTATAGGATGCTGTGATATACGTAGCCTGTATATTTCAGGTGAAAGGTTTTTCTTCCATTCCTCACGTATAGTCTCAATAGCTTTAAGTGCCTCTTTGATAAGTGAATTACCATACTCATCCATGTAAGGAGGCATTGACCAATGCTCAGGTATAAATAATGATGTACGTCCTTTTACTCCTGTGTCATCTATTAAGTCAGTTTCTACTCCATACATACCATTAGCATCTGGATGCATAGTAAAGTCTTCTAGTGGTTTACATTGAGATAAATCACCCACAGATCCCGCACAGATAAAAAGACCTGTAGTTATCTCTCCTGACTGCATGGCTGGTCTTAAATACTCAAAGGTTTTATTCATTGTAGGAGCAATACCTGCCTCTTCATAGAAGAAGTAAGAACAAGGACCCCCTACACCTTTTGTATCTGATTGCTCAAATGACATGCCTTGTAACATTCCCTTGAGACCTTTCTCTTGCTTTCTACCATTCTCTGTTACCTCAATCTTCTGCTGCCAAGTAAGTACCTTACCTGGATTCATAGGTCTATACCATGCAGTCTTAGAGTTAAGAAATGCACGATACTCATCTAAGAATTTCCAAGATCCTTCTAGTCCAATATAGTCTTTAAGAGATGCACCTAGTTTAAGAATAACCCCTGGTTCAAACCATATCTGATTTATAAACTTACCCATGTGGTAGTATGAAGAAGCTATCTGACGTTTCTTAAGAATACTACAGTGTTTATGATTAAGTTCTGCTAGACACTCATACAATGCCATGTGGTACTGCGCATCACGTACAGAAGCAAAGTCAAAGTTCTTCTTCTCTTTATCAAAGATTGGAAGAAAGTTAAGCCACATGTAGTAATCTCTAGGTAAGTACCAAGTCTTACCGTTGTTTTTGTATATGACTCCTGTTCTACATTTATTCTTTTGGTCATTCCAATAGTTAATAAAGTCTTTTGTCATATACTGATGTGTACAATATACTTCACCATTATCTTTAAATAACCTAGCCTGCTCATTGAATATAAAGGATGTTTCATCAAACTCATACAACCCTGGTTCTTTAAATAGGGGAGTTAAGAAGTCAATGAAGTCCTGTTTAGTGTCAAATGTACTTACAGTCCACTCTCCACTATCCCATGTAGGTATTTCATATTCTGGTTCACTATAACTGATCATATCCTAAGTTTTGTCCTCCTCTTACAGATGTTTTACTTTGTTCAGCTTCTAAGTCTTTAAGTACTCCTTTAAATGATTCTCTAATTGCCTGGAAGTTTTTAGCTGCAGCAAGTAATGAATTTATGTTACCATCCCTACCTGCTGTAATAGGAGCTGTCTCCATATAATAACTTAATTTATCAAGCATCTTAGATATACCACTATATGCTCTCAATGTAGGAGTAGTGTATAACTCAGTACATTTTCTAATAGCTAATAATATTAAATCAGAGTTTACTGGTATATCTAGATTTACTGCCTCAAGAACTAAGTCTTCTTTGTCATCTTCAGGAACATTAAAGAAAGGGTTCATTTCAGGATTAGGACATGTCATGTAGAATATATACCCATATACTTTAAGATAGTTATCAGGATAGTTCACCATAATGTCATTAAGCCACTTAATTGTATAACAATGTTCTGTAGCTTTAACAACACCATTCTCTACTTCAAATAGTTTTATTGTCATACTATTTCTTTTTGTTTCTCATCTCTGGGTTATCCTGTAGATGCTTTATAATATAAGTTACTTCTTTCTTTAGATATGGTAACTCATAAGTTACAACTTTTTCAACAACTGGATTACCATCAGAATCTTTTAAATATATTGGATTACCATATATATCTTCTGACTCTTTTTTAAATACAATATGTTCTAAGATAATATTTCC